CGCCCACCAATTGATCCAGATGATGATTTTGTTCCTGTGGCGGTCATTGCATATGTGCCATGGTTCCGACGTTACTGGTTGACTCTTGTTATCGTGATGTCAATTTTGGCAATTTGTGGGAGTGCGATGTTGTGGTCACGTGCGTTTGACAATTTTGTTACGCAGGCTGACTCTGAACCAGTTGAACCCGAAGGGAAAGAAAAGCCCAAGGTGGATCCGTGGTTTAATCCTGAACGCATTGCTGTGAAAACAACGATTTCGCGTTTTTCCACAACAGGACACCAAGTTGACATTGAACAAGGGGTCTTGGAGAGTGTTGCACGTATTGAGACACGGGCTGTCGTTGGGGTGGATTATTGTCATTGCTTGCCCATGGGGGGTCAGTTTTGGTTGGTGCCTGCTCATTTCATTCGACGCTGTCAAACTCAGAAAATTGGTTGTAGGATTACGCGTGAGAGAATGAGTTGGCAGTGGAACCATGATTCGGAAGTCAAATTTCACCCAAGTTCTGATTATTGTCTAATCAGTGTTGTGGGATCTCCCTCGCCAAGGCATGCTCGTTGGGTAGCTGATACATGCAAGATTGGGGTCGGTCAACGGCTAGATGGCAAGGCTCTCTACACTCGAACCCTTGATGCGCGTCAAACAGTTTTATCTTTGCGATGCGAGAATGCTCGCCTGAATGATAAGGGACTGGCGAACTTTGTGCATGGATTTATTGGTTTTCTTCCACATGAGACTGCACCGGGTGATTGCGGAATCCCTGTCATGTCCACTGATGGGAAATCCATTTATGGTATTCACATTGGAGGTGTTGGTTCTCAAGCACTGTACGTGAGCCTTGATGGTTCGTGGATTCGCTCGCAAATGCATGGTATTGATTTCGTTGCACAAGGTGCTAATTTTCTGGGTTTGCCTGATGGCACTAGTTACACTGAATTAACAGATGTGCCACACAAGTGCCCACTTCGTTGGCAGCCTTTGGGTCAGATGCATCTTCCACATGTCGTGTTTGGTGCGACCAATGCACGTGTTCAGCAGTTTAAGTCAAATATTGGGCCAACCTGGTTTGCACCATTTTGGAGCCGCTATTTTGAAACTGTTAAGGTGCGACCACGGGTTGGCAAAACTGGTGATTTTGAGGCGCCATTGTGGCAG